ATTACAATATAATCTCCAGCAGAAACAGCTGTCTGCCAATCCATATCCAAATACAATCTATTTTGGTGCTGATTAAATCGAATAGGAACTTGTCCAACCAAAATATTATCTAAAAAGTCGATATGTTGCATTGTCATTTGATAGTGAATAACTGATGTTGAACTAAAGTCATACAAGTCATTCAGTCTCAATTGATAACGAACATCAAAAAGATTAATATTTGCTTTATCCGAAAAATCAAAAACTCTTACTACACTAAGAATAGATTCTGGAACTGGAATATAATTTTTCTGTAGTTTCCATGTAGCAGTTGTTGAACCGTCTACATCTGTAACGGCCGTGAGTGTTTCATCACTCCTAGCACGAGTTATATCATCAGCAGTAATTTGATATTTTAAATAAACCCTCTCAACACCATCATAGTGATATTGTCCAAAATATTGAAGAGCTTCATCTATCCTATCTTCAACTTGATCTGGATCTACATTGATTTCAATTACTGGTTTACCTAGAGCTCTTAAACAATATTCTTTAAGGTTTGCTCTTGAACTTGGTGTTGCCATATCATTTTATCCTAATGCGATTGCCATTGCGATGGAGAACCCACTATCTGGTGCATTACCTTCTGCGACTTGAACCACAGTTCCATCACTCTTTTTACTATACATCTTTTGGTCTTCTAAATTGACCGCCAATTCACCAACCTCAAGATCAGAAGCCTGCGGCACTGAAGACGCAGTTTCCGATCTTTTGATTTTAATTGCTGTTGTCATTATCTAATACCTATTTTAATAAGTTCCACCATCAATTCCAGTAACAGTTACAGCACCAGAGGTAACAGTAAAGTTATCAGAACTAAATGATGCGACACCCTTAACAGAAGTTGTTGCAGTAGCAACACTAAATGTCAAGTCATCTGTTCCATCTGTAGAAGAAACAGTGATGTTTGTTTGTGTTCCGTTACCAATCATTGCAGCAACAGCGTCATAAACTCTTTCGTCTTGGTAATATAGGTTAGTAGAACCTTCACCAATGTCATCAGTGTCCAGTGTAATAGAAGCACCTAGAGCAACTGTATTAGAGTTAATTGTTACTGAATCATTGACAAGTTTTGCATTTGCAATTGAACCAGCCAACATTGCATTGGTAATACCAAGTGCCTTAACTTGTAGACTGTCCCCAGAAATCTCAATAGATGAGTCGTCCACATTTACTGCATGTGTTACAACATCACCAGAGACAGATGAGGTAATACCAGAACCACCAGTGAAGGTGAAAGTATCACCCAAGTCCACTGCGTTTGAACCAGAGTCACCAGACATTGTAATGGTTGAGTTAGTCAACTTGGCGTTTGCAATTGAACCGGCAAGCATTGCATTGGTAATACCAAGTGCCTTGACTTGTAGAGCATCACTTGCAATCTCAATAGAACTATCATCAACATTTACATCAATTGTATTACCAGTTTTTGTTAATGCATCTCCAGCAGAAATCTGTCCGGCACCAGAGAACTGATCGAATGTGATATCGTCTGTTCCAAGTGTTGGTGTTCCATTATGTGTTGCAACGTAACCATTATCTGCGTTGTTTGTTCCTTCTTCAACAAAAGTAAACGCACCACCAGTAATCTCAGACGCTTCGTTTGCATCTGGTGTTCTAGTAAGAACGAATGCAGCAGAAGCTCCACCAGTATTAGTTACCTTATAGAAACCATTCTCAACTGGGTCAGTCTGATCTTTAACAAGAACTCTATCGTTTGCAGATAGTGTAACACCATCAATTGCGATTGCACCGTTAGAGGTTGCAGTCAATGTTCCATTAGAGTTGTTGTAGGTTGCAGAAAGGTTTGCAGTTGTAGCAACTCTTACAGAGGCCTTAACGTCAAGTCCATTTGCAACTTGATCAACATATGCCTTGTTTACAAGTGACTGTGATTGGAAACCAGCACGAGACTCGTAACCAGAGGGAACGATTACTGTTCCTGTTCCATTTGGTTCTAGTGACAAGTCACCATCTGTATCTGTTGTCGAAACAATGTTTCCATCAATCGTGACATTATCAACATCAAGTGAGGTAATACCATTTAAGTCTGTCTGAGTATCACCTAGTGATACTGTATCAGAACCGATTGTAATGGAAGAGTTTGTAAGAGATGCATTTGCAATATTTGAAAGTGTATTACTAGACGCATCAATTGTCTTGTTTGTTAGTGTCTGTGTTCCAGTAAGAGTTGCAACCGTAGAATCAATTGCAAGAGTAATCTGATCTGCAGCGTGTGTAGATGTCAAACCAGTTCCACCTAGAATTGAGAGTGTGTCTCCCAAATCTACAGCATTAGAGTTTGAACCATCCGAAACTGTGATTGTAGAGTTTGCCAAATCACCGTTTGCAACACCTCCAGATGCAAGAGATACTGCACCAGAAGAAACAGAGAAGTTACTTGAATTAAAAGAAGCGACACCTTTGTTACTTGTAGTTGCGTCTTCACCAGCTACTGTAATTGTAGTTCCAGTATGAGTAACATCCATACCCTCACCACCAAGAACTGATAATCCGTGTGAAGATGGAGTTAATGCACCACTGTCTGTTGTTATTGTTTTAACAACATCATCACTTAGCGTTACCGCACCACTGGTAACACCAAAGTCTCCAGAATCAAAAGATGCAATACCTTTATTTGAAGTGGTTGCATCCTCACCAGAAATTGTTGTTGTTCCGGCAGAGTCATCATATGCAACATCAATACCTTCTCCAGCAACTACAGCACCACCAGTTTGATCTTGGATATATTCTTGTAGTGAAGTTGTTGCATCGACATACATGTTGGTAATAATAGATTTACCAGTTCCATTTGGAGTAACATTGATATTACCATTTGTATCTGTCGAGGAAAGTGTATTGCCGTCCAATGTAAGATTATCAACATTCCAGACATCAATCTTACTACTTGAATCAACAATAACAGCTGCACTGGCAGTCAATGTGCCATGTGTATGATCCATCAAATCAGTATAGTATTTACCACCGATTTTTAATGGTGTGTTAGTATTAGTGGTTGGATCACCAATATATAATCTTCCACCATTTCCGCCTGCATCAGTATCAGTTGCTGAAGTATCATAAATGTAAGCGAGTTCACCCTGTTCCAACTGTGATGGTAGGTTGGCAGTTGTGGTGCGTTTTACTTGAATAATAGTTGCCATTTTTTTCTACCTTGTTTTAAATTAAAATGCTCCACCGTTCAGACGAAGTTCGCCAGTATCGGTTTCGATTCGGTTTGTTATTACAAACTTTTCTGTGTTTCCATCATATTGTATCATTCCTCCATCTGCAACCGATGTAGCATCAACGTCAGCAAGTTCAGTCAACCTACCCCCTGTAGCACCAGATGGGCCCTGTGGGCCAGGCACTGTAACACGAGTTACTTGTGGTTGATTTCCTTGAGAAACCGAACCAACTATTGTTCTTGCCTGAGTTACTTTAGCAGAAATAGACATGATTAAGAGCTCCTAGAAACACTTGGGTTTACCACAGCATGACCCTCTACAACTCTAGTTTTCGTTCCATCAGAAGCGGTTATCAAAAGATCATAAACATATCTTCCCTCTTCTAAAGTTGCAGTTTCAGTGTCAGTAAGTGATATTGTTATTTTTCCAGTTGTGCGGTCAGAATCAAATGTTGACGTAAAAGATGTTGCAGTTGTTGATGCATATGTTTTACGAATCTGTCCAAGAGCGGTATAACCAGACAAATCTAAAGCTTCTCCAGCACTATCATTAATAGTTACTGTAGTAGAAAAGTCTGCACCTTGATCAATGAATATATTTGAAATAGTCGCCATTCCACACAATCTCCTTCTTTCATCTATTTATAAGGATTGTATGTTAAATAAAATAAAACCCGCCTAAGCGGGTTTTAGAAGTAATTATGAAGTTATTGATTTATTCACCATCAACAGATGCTTGTGCAGCAAGGTGTGCAGCATAGGCGTCTTTAACTGCCTGAGTGTGAACTGTAGCAGAGATACCTTGAACCTCTGCACTTTCACTAGTAACGTCTGCATCTGGAGCAACAACGTGTCTGGAAAATGAACGTGAAAGTTCAACACCATCTTCTTCAATAATTGTAGCAGTTCTCACTTGAATATGTTTGAACTTTCCTACTACTTCAATTTTATCTTCTTCTGTGCGTTTAGTAATCGCCATTTTATTTTCTCCTTTGTCCACCCCTAGAATCCACTAGAGGTATAAGTTTATTTATTCAGGCTTTGTGGGCCATGTCACATTCAATAGATTTTCATTTACATCAATTGTAGGTGATGCGGTAGCAGGCAAATCTCTAAGTGCCTGTCTGTATGTCTTCCATTCTTCATAATTAGTTACTGAACCAGGCTGTTCTGTTTCCTTTGTAACAACCCAATCAGATTCTTTTAATAGTTTATCTCTAATTGCACGAATTTTTAAGGGAGCAATATTACTTACTGCAGCCGCATATGCTTCATCAACAGACGAAGGGTCGTCCAACCAATTTTGTATCGTATTCTCAGTCATTACGCAAATTGTCCTCCACCGTAAGCGATTCTCATATTACCAGCAGAACCAGTTTGGTTTGCACCAGATGTTTGATTTGTTTC